TCCACAGATGACCGCCAAACCGACTGACACCCAGAACCCGACCGACACAGTTATTCCCTCCGCTAAAGCTGCCGCACCCACCACGCCCGAGCCACCGGTTGCAGCCACCGCAACTGTGACGGATGCTTCAGCAGCGGCTGCTCCCGCAGGTGACGCGGCGGCCATGGACGCCGAAGCCACCCGCGCCGAGGCGGCCGAAGTGGCGCAGGTCTGCGCGCAGGCCGCCCGGTTGGGTGTGGATATCGACGCCGCCGACGCTGTCGCGCGCGGGCTGAAACCCGAAGCGCTGCGCGCCCGCGTGCTGGCCGATCTTGCCTCGCGCAGCGATGCGGCGGGCATCATTGCCACTGCCCCGGCTGCCGCTGCCGCCAAAGACAGCCCCATCATCGCGGCCGCAAAGAAGGCCGCCACAGCCTCGCGCTGATCCCGCGCCCAACCCCCAAAACATGGAGACTGACCAATGCCCGTCCTGACGGAACCGCCCAGCATGGGCGATGTCCTCAAATATGAGGTCAACCCGAACTATACCCGCGAAGTGGTCACGCTGCTGCAAGGCATGCCTTATCCGGTCGGCTCGGTGCTCGGCCAGATCACCGCCAGCGGCAAGTACAAGCTGGCGACCAGCGGCGGCGCTGATGGCGCGCAGACCGCCAGCGCCGTCTTGCTCTACGCCGTCGATGCCACCCTTGCTGATGCCACCGGCATCGTCGTTGCCCGCGGCCCCTCGATCGTGTCGCGGGCAGGCCTTGCCTATGACGCCACCGTCGATGACGCCGCGAAGATCACCACCAAGATCGGCCAGCTGGCAACTGTGGGCATCATTGCCCGCGACGGCGTCTGATCCCGACCCAGCCCAGCGCATTCACATCCATCCTTCATTCCTTCGGAGCCCCCCATGACCCTTGTCCGCAATCCCTTCGACGCTGGCGGCTACTCGCTGGCCGAGGTGACGCAGGCCATCAACATCCTGCCCAACCTCTACACCCGGCTCGGCCAGATCGGCCTCTTTCGCTTCGAAGGCGTCAGCCAGCGGTCGGTGATCATCGAGCAATACGAGGGCGTGCTGAACCTGCTGCCCTCGGTGCCTCTGGGCGGCCCCGCCACGGTTGGCACCCGCGAAGGGCGTGCCATGCGCAGCTTTGCCCTGCCTTGGATTCCGCATGACGATGTCATCCTGCCGGGCGACATCCAGGGAAGCCCGGCGCTGGGCGTCTTCGATGCGGCCGATCCGCTGGTCGAAGTGATGAACCGCAAGCTGCAGCTGATGCGCCGCAAGCATGCCCAGACCCGCGAATACATGGAGATGAACGCCCTGCGTGGGATCGTCAAAGACGGCGCAGGCACCACACTCTACAACTACTTCACCGAATTCGGCTTGGCGCAAATCTCGGTGGACTTCGTTCTGGGCACCGCGGGCACCAATGTGCAGGGCAAGGTCCGCGAGGTATTGCGCGCGGTGGAAGACAACCTTCTGGGCGAGGCGATGTCCTCCGTCCATGCGCTCGTCAGCCGCGAGTTCTTCGATAAGCTGATCTCGCACCCGAAGACCGAGGAGGCCTACAAGTTCTACGCGGCCACCGGAGCCCAGCCGCTGCGCGAGGATATGCGTCGCAATTTCCCCTTCGCGGGCATCGTGTTCGAGGAATACTCGGGCACCGTCACGCTTTCGACCAACGCAAGTGAACGTCTGGTCCCGGCAAGTGAGGGGATCGCGTTCCCATTGGGGACCATGGATACCTTCACCACCTATGGCGGCCCGGCCAACCTGCTTGAGGCGGCCAATACCATGGGGCTGCCGCTCTACGCCCGCCAGCATCTCGACGAGAAAGGCCGCTGGATCGATCTGATGACCGAGGCCTCGATCCTGCCGGTGAACAAGCGGCCGCGCATCGCCATCCGCCTGCACACCTCGAACTGACTCACCATGACTGTCTTTGCCGCCGCCATGGACCGGATCTTCGCCAACCCGTCCATGGCGGTGGCCGCGTTGTGGATCTCGGGCACCACGTCACAGGAACGCTCCATCCGCGTGATCCGCCGCGCCCTGGATCGCATCACCGAGTTCGGCGCTGCGCGGCTCATGAGTGACACGATGGTGCTCGATGTACGCGCCTCCGACCTGCCCGATCCGCGCCCGGGCGATCTGATCGTGATCGGCACTGACAGCTTTACGATCCAGGGAGAGCCCTTGCGCGACAGCGACCGCCTGCTCTGGACGCTGGACCTGCGCCCGACATGAAGCTGAAACTCGACATCGATCCCGACATCGTCGCGATGATGGCAGCGGAGGTTGCGGCAGGCGAACGTGCCGTGTCTGCTGCCATGCGCGAGGCCGGAACCGGGCTGAAATCCGACTGGCGGGGACAAATCACCGGCGCAGGGCTTGGTCGGCGGCTTGCGAACTCGATCCGCAACCAGAACTTCCCAAGGTCGGGCGAGAGCCTCGACGCCGCCGCGCTGGTCTGGTCGAAGGCCCCGGTCATCGTGGGAGCGCACGACACTGGCCCGCTGATCCGCTCGAATGACGGGTTCTGGCTGGCGATCCCGACGCCCGCTGCCGGTAAAAGCCGCAAAGGTGGGCGCATCACGCCCCTTGAGTGGGAGCGCCGCACCGGTCTGCGCCTGCGGTTTGTCTATCGTCTGAGAGGGCCGAGCTTGCTTGTGGCGGAGGGGCGACTGAACACGAAAGGCCAGGCGGTAGTCTCGCGCTCGAAGACCGGGCGCGGAAAGGTCACCGCGCCGATCTTCCTGCTGGTGCCGCAGGTCAAGTTGCCGAAGCGGCTGGACCTTAACCGGGACGCAGAGCGGGCACTGGACAGCGTACCGGGGCTGATCGTGGCGAATTGGGTGGACGAGCGGCTGTGATCAACGACACCGAAATGGGGGCGAGCCAGCGCATGGCTCCGATTACCAGCGTCATCGCTGCGTCTTAGCGCCGATCCAGCTTGCCGAATTCACTGTCCAACAGCGAGCGGATCTTCTTCGCCGCGCCGCGCAGGGCCGCGTCCACATTGGCGTCATTGTGGGTGACGGTTTGCGGCTGCATCCCCTCGGGTCGTGCCTCGATGGTGCAGCGAATATCATCGGCTCCGCCCTTGGCAGCGTTGACATCGACCAGATGCACTTCCACTCGCGAGAGACGGTCCGCCAGATGCCCCAGCGCTGACGTTACAGTGCTTTCGGCCACTTCGGCCAAGCGCTCATCGCCTTGAATATTGGCATCGGTATTCAGTTGGAACTGCATGTTGATTCTCCTGTGTGTGATCACCTGACATGAATAACCATGAAGATGATTGATTCAGCGCAAGACCACCTGCGCGATCAGTAAAAACGCTAGCGCTTTGATAGCGTGAGCAAGGATACGAAGCCACCGCCAATGCCCACTCCACGTGAAACCATACTCACCGTGCTGCACGCGCGGCTCTCGGCGCTGCCCGCCACGGCCTTGCGCGGCGATGTGCTACCCGAGCGATTGCCCACTGAGGGTCTGCTGATCCTGCGCGACGGCGACCCCGGCGAGCCCGAAGTGACGCTTTCGCCCTTGCGCTATCATTACCAGCACCGTGCCGAGATCGAAGCAGTCGTGCAGGGAACTGACCGTGACGCCGCCTTCGATACGCTGACCGCCAGCATCGGCGCGGCGATTGCCGCCGACCGCACGCTGAGTGGCCACTGTGACTGGGTTGAGGCGGAAGCACCGCGACCGGTCGATCTGCCCGTCGAGGGCGCGGCCAGCCTGAAGGCTGCCATCATTCCGGTGGTCCTGCATTATTCCACGGCTGATCCACTCAGCTGATCCCGACAACCCGAGGAGAACACGATGGCACGAGCCCAAGGGGCGCGAGCGCAGATGGCGCTTGCGTTCGAGACAAGTTATGGAACGCCGCCGGTGGGTGGCTTTACGAAAATGCCCTTCGCCAGCACATCGCTTGGCGCGGAGCAGCCGCTGCTGAATTCGGAACTTCTGGGCTATGGCCGCGATCCGCTGGCGCCGATCAAGGATGCGGTGACGGCCGATGGCGATGTCG